GGTGTTGCAGCAACATAACTGCCTGACGCATAATACCCCTGTATCAAACTGGTCAAGGAACCTTCCACGTTTTCGTCAGTTGCACCAAACCCAGTGCCACTTGTTGTGGATAGGTCTTTAAATCTGATATTGAATGTTATAACCGCACCAGTTGCATCCACGTTGGCATACAAATCATACTGGTTAGGTGTGTAGGATGCACTGCTTGTGGTCTTGCGGTAAATATTTTGCTCGCCCGTGGTCAATTGAAAATATCCCACAGCAGATAAAATTGTTTGTCCTGTGCCGTTGCCGCTGTTCACAGTGCTGTTTCTACCAAAAGTGGTTGTGCCCATGTTGTTCAACAACATGTTCCAATCGCTGTTTTTTGCATAGCTGGCGCTTTGAGAGCCGTAACCTGGATATCCTGGATAGTTGATCAAACTGGCGCTGAATTGAATATTGCCGCCGGAGTTGAAATAAAATCTTGCTTGATTAGCCGTGGCAAATGTCAGTACTACTGAGTGAGTGAGTTGGCCATTCCAAGTCGATGTATAAGATCCAGTTGAAAATGTTTGCAGTGTTGCTTGGCCAGCTGGAGGAGCAACTCCTGCATTGGCTGTGATAACATTGGATAAATCCAAGTACCGATTGTAATCAGAATATGTAACTATGGTGTATGGCAGTGTTGACTTTTGAGGAACACTTGGCAGTGGTAAGTCGCCTGGTGTGCCTTGATGCAAATATGCTTTCAACAAGTCAGCTCTCAAATTTGCCCACTGAGCAACTGTGATGCTGGAGCTGGTGCTGACTTGTGAACTAAGCACAGTTTGTCCGTAACCCGATGCGCCAGCACCTGTTCCCAACACTGTACTAATGGCTGCTTGAATAGCATTGTATTCTGAAGCAAAAACTTTTGTACCAACAGCAGTCATTTTTTAACCCTTTTTAACATTTATTATTTAAAGTATCACACACTCTACAAGTTTGACACCGGGTTCCACATTATCTTCCAACGCAATACCAAATTGTCTATGCTGGCCTGGCACTGTTGAATCGTCGGTTTTGGCTGATCCGTTACCCGCTGGCACCAGTGCATCGCCTTTGCGTACTGGGCCAATAATTTTCACAGGCACACGGCCTTTTAAAGCAATATAGGTGCCGCCCGCCAGCGCACTGTTCATCATGTATGCTGGATTAGCACTCACAACTCCAATTGCCATTGAGCCAGATGTTGCAGCAGTTACTTCTGCTGCTCCGCCAATACAGACCACAGTGCCAGGATCATATGCTTTGTCTGCCAAATATTTTTCTGCCAAGTCAGCATAGTTGGCACTGGTTGATGTGCCGTTAAAAACGTTGGCAAATATGTCTCGATTGGCGTCTCTAGCAACAATAGTAGTGGCTGTGCTGGCAGTGGTGGCTGACACGTAAGAGCCGCCCAGGTTCAAGTAGTTGGAATTGGTTGCTGTTCCCACAAAGTTTGAAGCATACACGCTGTTCCAAACCAAAGACGAGCTTCCCAAATTGTTGGTCAATGTTGTGCCTGGAAGAACATCAGTTCCTGTTAACTTCAAAGGAGTTTTTGCAACAGATGACACAGTTGTTTTAAATATAATTGTGTCATTGAATTGATTTAGAATGGTCGGGAAAAAACTGTTTGTGGAATCATTAAACACTCTTAGTTTTGCAGTTGGGTTGCCAACGCTGTAACCCACATCTGCAAAATTTACAATTTGACTGAACGCGGAATTGGATGCCAACAAATAGTTACTTGCAACCTGGCCGCCCAATTTATCAGCATTGGTTGCGGTGCCGTGAAATCTATAATTAGAACTGCTGTTTGTTACGCCTGCGTCGGCATTTTTTGTGAAGGCTAATGTGACACCTTGTTGTATTTTGTCAAATCCTGTGATGGCATTAAGTGTGGGATCCAATGTAAAGGCAGTGTCTGAACTGATAATAAAAGCCACCTTGCCGTTTATTGCAGCTTGAACAACAGCATGAGACGCACCATTTTCCAAATCCTTAACGCTGATAGATTGCATCTGGGTAATGCCCAGACCAGTCACAGCCTGTGGTCCAATCAATTGATATGCTGTGCCAGACCATGCATACAGTTGTTGATTAACAGTGTCCCACCAAAAATCTCCAGTGGCAGCAAATCCACTTGGCTGTGTTGGGCCAGTTTCTGCGCCACCAGTTGCTCTGAATTTAGATCCGTCGTAGAATTTTAACTTGCTTGTGCCGCTGTCAAACCACAACTGTCCCTTTAACGGTGTGGGTGGCGCTGATGTACTTGCAAAATTTTCTAATAAGTACAAGAAATTTTCGTTTTGTTTTTCACCGTATCCGGCATAATTCTTACCAATAAAGGTAAGGTCAGTTGAAGTATCAACAGTACCGTCTGCGACTGTAGTTAATACGGTACCATTATATCTGTTTATTGTATATGCCATCTCGCTCGTTCCTTATTCTAGTATTTATGCTGTTTTAAGTTATTACTTGGGTGTATAACCATGCTGTTCCGCTAGACGTGAATTCCCTAACTGTGCCGTCACTACACAACACGCGGCAAGTTGTGGTACTTGTGGTGATGGCTGGAGGATAGACTTTAGTTAAAAGGTTAATTATTGAAGCATTTGCTGATCCCAGCGAGATGCCCAGTGCGGTAAAATCAATGTATAATCCCAATGGAGATGATTTAATTTGGTTATCTACATAAGTTTTGTTAGCAGCATCTGTTCCACTAACTGGTGTTCCCACATTGGAAATTAATGCAGAACTGACACTCACATATCCAGAACCTTTTGGAGTAAGTGTAATATTGCCGTTTGTGGCAGAGTGTACATAGGAAATAGTACTTCCGTTGATATTGATGTATGCAGCTTGCAGTGAAGTCAGTGCGCCAACACTGGTTAAGCCAGGTGCTCCTGTGATTCCAGAACCCAGTGTGGTTGCACTTAACACACTGTTTCCATTAATATAATACCCCACATTTGCGCCGCTGCTACTGATGTTGACAAAATCTGAAAAATTCCAATAACCTGTGTTGGACCCAGTTGATGTGGCAGTCACGGACCACACCACGGTCTTGTCAGTGGTACCCTTTAATGTAATTCCACCGCTTTCTGCAGTGGTGTTGGTGGGATTGGTGACCTTGCCCAACTCTATATTCTTATCAGCAATGGTCACAGTGGTACTGCTAATGGTCTGTGTTGTGCCTTGAACTGTTAAGTTTCCACGAATAACAGTGTCGCCGTTGACATCCAATTTGGCTGTGGGTATTTGAGTGCCCAAACCAACAAATTGAGACGATCCTGCAATAAACAAACTGGGTTGCAATGCTCCGTTTGTTTGTAAATTAATTCCAAAGTTCAAATTAGCAGTGTTGGAATTCATTTGGAACGTGTTGCTGTTGGTGTCTATTTTAAGCTGTACATTAGAACCAGCACCTAGAATCAGTGGGATATTATTTCTAATACTCAATTGTCCGTTGCTGGTTGAATCCTCACTGGCAGAAATAAAATCATCAGCTGTTTTTAAACTGCCGTCTGCAGCTATCAAAGATTGTGTTCTGGAGGCAATTGCATCAAACACAACACCGGGAAAAGTTCCAGTATTAAATCCTATTCTAACCACATTGGAAGACGCTGTCATTGTTGTGGTTAACACTACACCAGACAAACTCAACGAATAAGTTCCGGTGCCGCCGGTTATTCCTGACAGTTGACCAGTAATTAGTGTGCCAGTTGCTATGCCATTTGCTGCAACCACTTGTCCCACTGTTAAAGAACCAACAGCAATGCTGGTAACTGTCAGCACATTGCCAAATTGACTTCCTGTAAACTGAGATATGTTTGTGAATCCTGGTATAGGCAAGGCCGGTGTAAAAGTAGTTTTGCTAAAAATACCAAGGATAGTTCTTGCCACATACAAAACCAGTACAGTTTGAGTTCTGCCTGCAGTATCAATAACATCTTCCACATTGAACCCTGTAATTCCCTGATTAGAATTGTAAATTGGGCCAGCAAGCACAGTGTTGAGTCCGTCATTAAAATGCATTTGACCCAACACATTGTCAATCCAAATATCACCTACTCCAATATTGCTTGGTACTGTGGATGAAACAATTGTTCCACTTGTGGTAGTGAATGCAGATCCGTTATAAATTTTAAGTCTGTTTTCACTGGTATCGTACCACAATTGACCAGTCAACGGATAATTGGGTTGGCTTGAATTGGAGAAATTTTCCAACAACCTCACAAAGTTATCATTAAAAAATCCACCGTACCCTGTGGAATTTTTACCTATAAGTGTGAGGTCTGTAACTGTTTGATTTATAGTACCATCGTTAACTTTGGTTAACGTTGTGCCATTGGTGAGTGTAATGTTATAGCTCATTAAATTTTACCCGTAAATATTATGTAGTTAATAGTTTGGTACGGATTCATTACATTAATACCCGATCCAGTTGCGCCGTTGACTATCCCAGTATTAGGGATACCAGAACCTGTACTAGAACCACTTAAACCATAACCTGCTGTGGCACCGCTGGCAGAATCCGATGCGCTGCCTGGAGAACTTCCGGCATAATATGAAACACCAGCGGCACTTTTCAAAGTATGCGTATGATCTGGCAAATTGGCAGAAGTAAGTGCAACAGACCCTGTTGCAGCTGCATTACCTGAACCCACTACGCTGGCCGTGACTTCATTGACTCTGTGTGCAGAAGTGCTGGAATTGCCGTTCAAATCAGTAACAGTATTAATCTGGGTGCCGCCGGTTCTGCTGGGAACAGTGTTGTTGTCGTTGATCATGTTATCAGCGCCTAACGGAAAACGGCCTCGTAAGTCTGGCAGTGCAAATGTTCCAGCACCCAGCAAATACACTGTATTTTTGTAAGTGAAACCAATAACGCTAAACAAATCCGGGTATGCTGAAATTAAAACCTCGGATCCATCGCAGAACAAGTAACCGGTGGGCAACGTTGTGCCTGCAAATGGCAGAATCGTAGCAATAGGCACAACTGCAATATGTTGAGTGAACACACTTTTGGCCATTTTTAGCAAGCCAGAACCTGCTCTAAAAACCAATAATTGGTCATCAACAAACGAATCAGTAGCAGCTGTTTTACTACTGATAACATTTGAACTGATAGTTGCATTAAAAACAGCAGTGCCAGTTTCACTTTGTCCATTAAAACTTACAGAATTGCTGGTTAAATCGCCAGCAATGCTGAAAATAGTTGGGCTGGCCAACAGAGCCGCAGATCCACTTACGCTGCCTTCTAATATGCCAGAAAATACTCCGGAAAAATTTCCAGCAAAGCTGCTTGCATAAATGTTTCTAAAAGGTCGCGTTAGTGATCCAATATCATACACACCCGTTGCCACATATGGGATTGCCAAATTGGTTGCTTCAACTGCGTTAGTGCTATAGCCAGGTACCAATACCGGAGCTGCAATTGGTGTTGATGTGTTATCATAATAATTGAAGAAACTTTGTCCATACACAGTCAAATTGTTGCCAATAATGGCTTTCTTTGCTACTGCCAAACCGCCCTGAGAAACAATACTTCCTGCAGCTGTGGTAAACAATGTACCGGTGCTGTAACTAGCGTCAGCTGTGCCCAGTATGTTAATACCCGTGGATGCTGTGATAGTACCAGCCACATCCAATGCTGTGGCTGGATCTATTTTATCAACTCCAATACCAACTTTGCCCGAGGGATCTGCATGAATAACTGTAGTTAGAACGCCACTGGAATTGGTTAATCTAATATTTAAATTTGAGCCGCTGCCGCCATATGTGATTGTGGGTGTGTTATTGGTTACGCCAATGTTAAGTCCCAAGTTGGAACCTATGCTGATACCAGTGTCAACACGAATGTTGAACGGATAATTGGTAATGTTTGTGGTACCGTCTGTGGTTAAAAAATTACTTGCATTAATTACAGAACCGTTGACCAATAAGCCATCAGCACTGACAGCTGTTCCATGAAATCTAATTGGACTCACTGTGCTGGTTGCATCAACTGTGCTGAGTGTGATGCCTTGATTCACTGTGGCAAAACCCAGTATAGTGGCTTTGGGTATAAATTTTTCTTTACTTATTATGCTGATTCTAGAATTATTGGCATACATGGATATAACACTGTGGGCAATGTTACTTGTATCAATAATTTCTTCAACAATTGGGCCAGTTTGTGTACCTGCACTGAATTGTGGTCCAATAAGTACCCAGTTACTGCCTGTAAAAAAATACAATTGATTTGTTGCAATGTTTGACCACAAATCTCCAGCCACACTGCTGGCAACAGCTGGTGCTGACGAACTTTTTTTCAAGTTGCCAGCTGTTGACCAGTTGGTGCCGTCATAAACTTTTAGTATACTAACACTGGTATCGTACCACAGTTGTCCTTGAAGTGGAGGACCCATTGGGTTATTGGTGTCAGTGCCCGGAGCAAATGGCGATGCAAAGTTTTCTAACAGATGTAAAAAATCTTCAGCAATTGCTTCACTGTATTTTGGATAAGATTGGCCAACAAATTTTAAACTGGTTGACGCGGAATTAATAGTGCCATCTGCAACCCTGATTGGTACTTTGTTTGGATTTGTGGTATCAGTATAAGAAACTTGGTAAGTCATTTTATACTCCCACAAGGCCAGTTAGACTTTGAATACGCACAGTATAATCAATTTGAATAAGTCTATTCAGACTTTTAAGTACTGGGTGAAAAATAACATGTGTCAATAACAAACTTTGTCCGGTTGTGCTGTAACTCACCAGGCCAAGTTCGTCAAAAGTAAAGGTACTGCTGTTGTCAGTTGTGGTATCAAATGCGGTTTGTCCACTGGGTTCGCCGTAATCCAGCAAGCAGGTAACAAAAATATCACTGTAATTTGTGCCAGTGGTGTGTCTAACTTCTGTAAAATTTCTAGTGGGATCTGTGTTAGTGCTGCTTCTTTCGTCAACTACCTTGCTGTATGTTTGATTGTATAAACTGGCGTTGGCGCCTGATGAATTTGGTGTAAGATAACTGACAATTCCTGTGGGATCAATTGCTGTGCCGCCGTTGCCAAATGCCATTTGATAGATAAATCCGCCTTCTTTTGCGTTGGCCAACGACTGAGCCATGGCAATACTGATATTTTCATAGTGGATGGCATTGCGTTTATTAATATAAACTTCAGCGGAAACAGGGTCATATATTTTAATATGGCCTTCTATGTGTATTCCTGTCTGGTCTTTAGTCTGCATAATGATCTCTCTTTATCTTATATTTATCAATGTTTATTAACTGCTAGTTTATTGTTATATCAATGCTTGGGCTGGGAAATACCCCCAAGCGAACATTCATAACATATCCAGTTAAGGTGCTTATTGTTATTGGCAATGTTGACTGAGAATTGTTAACTGTCATTGTACCAACCAGCGCCTTATTGATATTAGAAACAGAAAACGGAGGAGTTGCTATTGCAGGTTGCAAAGCCCATCTAGCATTAACTCCAGTGTGTATTTCAACCCTTGTGGGATATTGTTCATAAAAAGTAGCTTCATAAATCATAGTGGGATTGCCTGAATCGGTGCTATTATAGATGTGATGTCCTTCCCATCTAATTCTAAATGTTCTATTTGGGGATGTTCCTTCAACCCCTTGATAAATTTGAAATGCTTTGTTATCTGCCGCAGATATCATAATTTTAGGATAAGGAGGCTCCGATGGACCTAATTGTGCATAGGCCACAGATCCACCGCCAAATGTGATATAAGTGTTAGTACCTATATACACACTGCTGTATGTTTGATTTAAATATGTAATATTAAATGGCAGTGGTACCGTCCAATATCCGTCGTCTGCGGATCCTGTAAAAGTAAGCGCACCGGGTGTGGTTGGAGTTGATAATGTTAAAGAGCCTGCGCCAATTAGATTATTTGTAATAACTAGATTAGATGCTGCATTGGAAGTTGTTTCAAATCTATTACCAGTACTTGGTCTAGTATCAAAATAAAATCCACTAAGTATTGTGGCGCTTGCTGAAAAAATGCCGCTTAGGCCATTGTCTACAACTGTAGGAGTAGTGGTTTGTGATGTTGGTTTGGCGGTTATTAAATATTGAACAAGTGTTCCGTTTGGAATGTTGGTAGTGGCAAGTGTGATGGTTGCGGTTTGTCCATTGGTCCTTGTTGAATAATCTGTTGACAAAGCAAAAGTTGCATTTTTATTAAAACTGTGTACAGTATTTCTTCTTGGGTAAGTTTGGCCAGTGGGTGGTCTGTGTTTGTCAACAACTGAAGGAAACGGTGTTGGGTAATATCCTCCAACATCTGCTGTTGGGTGTCTTGTTCCACGAAGTATAAGCATCTGTACATTACTAGACGAATTGAATGATGGGCCTGCGTCTTTAAAATCTTGCGCTCCGCCACTGGTACTTAATATAGTAGAAGGGCAAGAATTCTTGATATACGCTCTAGCATCAGTTTGTGTCATTCTAGGATATTTTTCAGCAAGGCACGCCAGCACGCCAGCGGTCTGTGGACCGCTCATGCTGGTTCCTGGACATTTTTTAAAATTATTATTAACAGTATCTGAAAGACCCAGTGCTGCAACTCGAGGATCTGTGGTGTTGTTAGCGTCATACAACGTTTGTCCTGATTTCCAAATACTTTGTATTGCAGAGCCGGGTGCATAGCAATCAATACGAGGACCATAATTACTAAATTCTGCTTTGTAATCTCCAACTTCAATTGAAGTTGCATCATATACACTTGCCCCAGATGTTTCATTATGTTGACCACTTGCACCAGAGCAAATAATTTTTGTGCCTTCAGTGCCGCCGTCTGTTGCTCCCGGACTACTACCTCTGTGAATATACACTGTGACGCCGTTTCTTACCATGGTGTTATTGTAATCCAATCCACCAACTACATCTTGATAAAAATAACTATTACCTGCGCTGGCAACAATGATAATACCTTCAGCCATTGCTTCTATCATATCAGTATCAACTGCTGTGACCACGGAAGGAAATGCGCCTCCAATGTTTAATCTAGCAATGTTTTGTATAATGTTTGAATCCCACACATAAGATCCTGATGTACCGCTTGTTGGAAAGTATTCAACACCTCGGATTGTTAGTTTAGATATTGAAGAGGTTGATAAGGCAGCGGCCCGATAACCCCAGCTGTTGTTCATTACTGTGGGATTTTTTACACCAGTTAACGGATTGACTGGTTTATTTTTGTGGAATTCTCTTACATAATCAATTGAATCAGTGTAGGTTATATTGAAAATGTTTGCATCTCGTGCCCAGCCCATAGTATTACCAGCAACAGTGCCTGTGGTGTGGGAGCCATGTTCTTGTAGTCTGTTATTACTGTAAGAGTATTCTCCAACAGCTCCACCAGTAACTACCGGATTATGCTGATACCAATTGTATTCTACCATTCGAGAATAACCAGTACCATCTGGATTTTTTTGATATTCTAATGTTGTTGGATATGGGCATCCGTCGTCCATAATCACAACATCGACATTTCTGCCAGAGGAATCTGATATTATTGAAGCTGATTGATTAATTGTTCCAGTTGATCCCCAGTTACCGATGTCTGTTGCTCTAAGGACACGGAGCAGTCCCCAATTAATATCCGTTGCACTGCTTGCGGTTGCTTTGTTAAATTGAGCAGATGTTTGTTCAAAACTAAAAGGCGTTTTAATGAATCCAAGGTCTTCAGGATTCAATTCAACTGCTAAAACTCGCGAGTCATTACACACCATTGCCGCTTCGTCATACGTCATCATGTACTCAGTATTCCTACTAGACGGTCTACGATTAACACATTCTATAGATCTAGCAGGTAACACATTATCAATACCAGTAACGTCTGTTTCCATATGATCATAAAATGCTGTTGAATCATCAAAGTTTTTTAAAGTAACAATGTACTTTTTTAAACTTTGGTCATCAGGATTACCAAGATGTGGAATTGGATCTTTCATGTTATGCCTCTAGTCGAACAAGCTTCATTGCCACTATGATTGCTGTTGCGCTGCCGCTTTTATTAACTACTTTAAGTTGTATAGCAATTGACGGCGATGATTCATCACTAAATCCAAATACTGCTGGGGAAAATATTTGTGTGCTTGCGCCAGTTGTAATAACTTCTGCAATTACTCCTGATCCAGGTGTTGGGTCTGTGGTGATAGGTCTACTTACATCAGCAGTTCTTGCAGCAGAAGAAGTATAAACAGTTACCCAAGCTGCTGCAGAAGTTTCAATACTTAATAGCATATAACTTTTCCAACCAGTTATAGTGATATTTCCAGCGGCGTCATTTGCCAATGCTGCTGTTGTGGCGGCGGCTGAATTTCTTGCAGCTAGAGGAGTGTATTGAGGAATATTCAAAGCAGTGCCGTTAAAAGTTGCAGCGCCGCTGGATCCAGTTGTGGTAAATGTTATAGGAGTTTGGTAATCAGTACCAGCCACAGCAGCTGTGAGAGCATTGGCTCCATTGCCTTTCACTATGCCACTAATTGTGCCTATTGGAGTTTGATAATCAGTTCCAGCAACAGCAGCGCTCACATTACCACTCACGCCACTGCTTTTTAATATGCCAACAGCACTCACAGGTGCTTGGTAATCAGTTCCTGCTGCAGCAATAGTCAAAGTGCCTGTAGTGGTGGTGCTTTTAACAATACCAGTTGCCAATGCGCTGGTACCCGGAGCATAATCAGTGCCGCCGGTTGCAGCTGATATTGCAGTGCCATTGCCTTTTAATACTCCTGTGATGCTGGTTGAGATAGTGATGGCAGGAGTTGATGTAGCTGTTGCAACAGTTCCAGCAAAACCGTTGGCGCTGACCACAGTGGTTGATATCACAGTGCCGCCGGCGGCACCGGCCACTGAGGTCGGTTTCCATTGGCTTGTACTAGCTTGCCAAGCCAATACCTGGCCGTTGGTAGGAATCACACTTGATGTGTTGACATCACTTAGAGCATCAATACTTGTAACAGCTAAGACTGCAGCTGTTGACGGAATATCGTTAACACTGGCCAAAGCTGTCCAGGCACCGCTGTGTGCAAAATACATCTTTCCATCTGCATGACTGTGTGCGATAGCTCCATGATATGTAACAGCACTTGGAAATGCGGCCTGATTGTCATAGTGAAAAGGAATAACACTGCTTGCAACTGGTGCAACAATTGCTCCAAAATCACTAATGGTCACTACTGAATTCTGAAGCAATCTTCCTGTAGTGCCGTCAAACCTTGTGATTGCATTGTCCGTTGTCGATGCCGGAGCAGTTGTACCTGCAGAACTGATAACTCCGTTACTAATCACAACAGATGTGCCGTCGACCTTGACGCCTCCTAACGTGCCCACGGAACCTACTCCAGCGGTAGGCAAGGAGTAGATAGAATTATACAATTCTGTAAAGTTTGCATTGATCTTTTGAGCGCCAGTACGTAGTGTATCGCCAGTTCCATCATTTGCTAACGATCCTGTTTCAATAATTTGTTTTGTCATTTTTTATCCCTGGTCAAATGTTAGGTCAGCACCGTCAAATCTTGTTGAGGCACTGTCAAAAGAAGAAGAAGATTCCACTAAAACTGGGCCTCCCGTATTTAGCTGGTAGTGTGTGTACCAAACACCCGGAGCAGCTTTGATGAACGACGCTATTTTACCATCGTCATTCATGATGTTTGTGCTGCTGTCCCACAATTCAAGTGTGCGTTTGACCACTGTTACTGTGGTGCCAACTGCTAACTTGTTAGTTAATCTAAGTTCGTTAGCTGTGCCGTTGACAGAAAAATCAGCGTCAAATGTCACATCGCCTGCTGGGCTGTAGGGTGCTTGATTTATATTAAAGACCTTGTACGGTTGTTTTTGCAACCTGATGTTGCCTATAAAGAACGACCAATTTGCATTGTCATTGGCAAATGTGTTTTTACTGGTGTGAGCAGCTCCCAATTTTCTTCGATAGGTATAATTACCGACATTGACAATGTCAAGTTCTTTATAAATTGTGTTTGGTGTCCACACTGTGATATCATCATACCCGCCCACAAATACCTCAATTTGGTCTGTCTGTCCATATCCAACTGGAATACTGGTTGGATACAAGGTCCAATATGTGGAATTGGCTGGTGTGTAATCTACTCCAAATATTCTACTGGATAACAAACTCACTGTTTTTCTACAGTGATAGTAGGAATTGTTGTACACAACAACATCTTTAATTTTATAACTGGACACTGGGTCAAATGTTCCAATCAGTAAGTATCCAGCATCAGAGAACCAAGTTCGAACACCTGTTGGTTCGTAATTCATATCAACGGAGTTTTGATTACCTTTGGTTGGTGCAAAACTTAATTTTACAATATTAGTACCATTAGACAACACCTGTACAGTTTGTACAGAGTCGTTGTAAGGAATAGTTTCAGCTGAACCAATGTCCTGCACAAAGGTTCCAGCATAGTTTAAGTCAAATATACCAGTGCCTGCGGTGCCTCGGCGCAGTTTGGACAGCACATTTCCTGTTTTTGCAAAATACTCTATACGCTCACCTCTAATTTCAATTACACCTGGTGAATTTCTTACGGTGTCAGGTTCTTGAAAATTGCTGCCGTCAACCAACACAATACTGGTGCTGTTCCAACGCAAATCTGTAAGTAGTTCTGTTCTTTTAGACAAGTTTAATCTCTTGTAAATTGTGCGATTCAGCATGTCCTTAAATTGCATGTAAGAGATTCCTGCTGTGATGACATTGCTACCAAATGTCATCAACGAAATTTTATCAGTTAAACCAAGAGAATTTGTTAGTTGGATGGACAAATGGTCGTCTAACAATTTGTAATCAACGCCAGGTACTAGTAATATAGAATTTTTTATTACCCACACATAACTTTCATTCAACACAGCTCTGGCCAGCGTGATTAATCCGCCAATAATTGACTGATACTGATAATACTGTACAGTTTCTGGGGTTAAATTTGCAGCAGACTTGACCATCAGTGTGGTTCGTTCAACGTCTAATGTGTTGTGGTTAAACGAACTGGTCACTTGTACAACATCAGAGCTGGTATATGCCTGTGTAAATGTTATTTGATTAGTGGTTGGATTGTAAAAATATCCAGCATTAGTTGTTATACTGATTGTTAATTTGGTATTTCTATATCTGCTGTAAGCAGATCTTGTAAGTTGTACAGTGACACCTGCCAAATCAACACTGTAATCGTTTCCTGGAACTAACAATACGTTGTTTGCCACCACAATAACGTCCTGCGCTGAAATAGTGTACGGCGTCACACGATTTGCATCCAACGGGTACGAATATATATTGCTCTTGATAGTGAAATAAGAGTTAACAGGTGCATTTAAAATAGTTTGATTGGCACGTACAATCATGTTGGTTTCGTTGGGTAAAGATCTTCCCACAAGATTTTGTAATGTATAAGTGGT